AGATAAAAGGTTATATCAAGTGTTTTGGCTCGTCGAAAATAATAAACAATTACAATACTTTATTGATGTCAATAAAAATAAAGACATTAGTGAGGTATTTGTAGAAATTATCCAAAATAACGATAATTATCACCCAGCATTAACCACTCCTTGTTTATTTTATGTTCGTCCTGTAGGATATAAAAAGGGATTTATGTTCCCTATTGACCACAACGATTCATTTTCGGTCAACATTAAACTATTAAAAGAATTATTCGATTCCTTTGACACAATATATGTGCGAGATAAAAAAGCAGCACTATACCATTTCAAACACCACAACATTCAGGACATAAACTTTATATCTAACATTGAAAAGTTAGACTTTAATACCCCAGTCCACCAGTTTTTTTATCAGAAATACGGAGAACGAGATAATATAAACAAAATTATCCCTATTGTAAAACACTATGAACGTTGTGAATTAATTTACGACAAAATTCAACCCGTTTTATTTATGGATAAACCACCCCATTTTCATTTTTATAACAATAATGTTGCTCCTGTTTTTTACATGATTGAAAAAAATGGAATAAAAATTGACAAACACGACCTTGATAAATTCTATGAAATACTATATGAATCCTATTCAATCAGCGATGATAAAATATTTACTCAATACAACCTTTACACAACAACAAGGAGACCATCTAATAGCTTTAATGGCGTTAATTTTGCTGCCTTAAATAAAGAAAGTGGCGCTCGTAAGTCGTTTATTGCTCAAAATGATTACTTAGTTGAATTTGACATTTCATCTTATCACCCTACATTAGCCAATAAATTAATTGGTGGTGATTTTGATATTTCTCAATTATATGAGCAAGTAGGTAAAGAAAATGTATTTAGACAATTATATGGGGGTATCCAAGAACAATATCTAGATATACCCTTCTTTGCTAAATGCAAAGAATATATAGACGATAACTGGAGAATTTACAATAATTCAGGCAAATTTATTGTGCCGTTTTCAAGTTATTGCCTTGAAAACATCGACAACCCTAACCCATATAAATTGTTTAATTATATACTTCAAAACTATGAAACATCGCTTAACGCTACCATATTGCGTAAAATAATTGAATTATTAAAGGGAAAACAAACAAAACCTATACTATATGTATATGACTCTATTCTACTTGATTATGCGGAAAGCGATGGGGATGAATTATTAAACGATATACACAACATATTTACACAACAAGGATTAACAGTAAAAACACAACATGGAATTAACTACAACAACCTTCGTCCCCTATGATATTTATAGCCATACTGAAGATATGGCGCTTACCAATAAGTTATTTTGCTCGTTTGTTGAAGAACAACAAATTGATAGATTTATAGAGGATATAAAGAATTATTATACAATTGCATACAATAAAATATTTGTTTTATATATAAAAAGTAATAACGAGTACGTTTGTACTTACAACATTATGGAAACAGAAATTGATGAAATTCCATATAATACTATTTTAGTACACCGTAAAAAAGAATCAAATACGTTATATACAATTAATGCATTAAATGAATTGATTAAAAAATTGAATGAGGGTGTTGTTGATGTAAACTATAGAATTAACTGGCAACACTATAAAAATACAATTTTACTCACTCAGCACGATGAGTTAAAACAACTACGAACTAAAATCTACAAAATTGTTGAATTATGATTAAACTAATTGACATACTAAATGAAATAAAAGTTATACCTGGTGGAATTAAGGGAATATATATACTAAAAACAATTTGGGCTGATGAAAGGGATTGTGATGTATATGTAGACGTATTTCGCACCGAAAAAGAAGCACAAGATGCTGCCCTTATTTCTATTTGGGACTTAATGGATGACAATGGGGATACAGAGTTATCTAAGGAAGAATTTCTTAATACTTACTCATTTAAAGATTACATAGATGGAACTATAAGTTCTGGATCTATTAGATATGAAATAGAAAAAGCAAAATAAAAAAATAATAAAAGGTTTGGTAAAACAAGCCTTTTTTTGTACGTTATGATGTAAATAAAAGTTATTATGGATTTAAACCAAATTAAACAGAGGCTAAATGCCATGCAGCAGAAACCCGGTAAGAAAAACTCGGGCGAAGATCGCAAAAAATTCTTTTGGAAACCTTCGGTTGGTAAACAGGTTATCCGAATCGTCCCCTCCGCGTTCGATAAAACGAACCCATTTAAAGAATTGTACTTCCACTATGGAATTGGAAACCGTACAATGATTTCTCCCCTAAACTTTGGCGACAAAGATCCTATTGTTGAGTTTGCAAAACAACTCCGTCAATCTCAAGACAAGGAAAATTGGAAATTAGCTAAAAAGTTAGATCCTAAAATGCGTATTTTTGCACCCGTAATTGTTCGTGGTGAAGAGCATTTAGGTGTTCGTTTGTGGGAATTTGGTAAAGAATTGTACCTAGAATTCTTATCAATTGCGGATGATGAGGATATCGGGGATTACACTGACATCTATGAAGGTAGAGACATTACTGTAGACACAGTTGGACCAGATGTTACTGGTACTGCCTACAACAAATCATCTATTCGTGTTAAAACTAAACAAACACCTTTAGTTGAAAACAAAGAAGCAGCTGAGAAGATGCTAGTCGAACAACCTAGCCCAACTGACTTGTACAAGCGTTATGAGTTTGATGAAATGAAGCGTTTGTTGCAAGAGTGGTTAAATCCTGAGGAAGCAGCTCCTGCATCTACAGTTGAAGCCGAGGAAGAAGAAGTTGTACAGCCTATGAAGCCAAACTATGCTTTAGCTCCTAAAGAAAGCAAAACAGACAAATTTGATTCTTTGTTTGGCGATGATGATGATCTACCCTTCTAACTATGGCCAAAAAATCACTAACTGAGGCTGTAGCCTCAGAAATGCAGGGAAACTTTAACCTTGAGCGTTTTAAGGAGAAAAAACTCCTTAACACAAACGTAAAATTTAAGGAACAAAGGTGGATTCCATTTTCAAACGCACTCCAACAATCAATTTCGGTTGTTGGAGCCCCAATGGGGCACATTACGTTATTACGAGGCCATAGTAACACAGGTAAAACTACAGCATTGCTTGAGTTAGCTATTAGCGCTCAAAAAATGAACATTTTACCCGTATTCATCATTACTGAAATGAAATGGTCTTGGGAACACGCTAGAATAATGGGTTTTCAACTAAATGATGTTATTGATCCCGAAACAGGTGAGGTAACTGACCATAATGGATTTTTTATCTACAAAGATAGGTCATCTTTAGGTACAATTGAAGACGTAGCTGAATTTATTGCTGATTTGTTAGATGAACAGAAAAAAGGTAATTTACCTTATGACTTGTGTTTTTTCTGGGATTCAATTGGTTCAATACCATGTAAAATGAGTGTTGAACAAAATAAGAACAACCCAATGTGGAACGCAGGAGCAATGTCTCAACAATTTGGTAATTTTATTAACCAACGTTTCCCGTTATCTAGAAAAGAAACAGCACCTTATACCAATACAATGGTAGCTATCAATAAAATTTGGGTTGCCCCTGCCGAAAACATTATGGCACAACCTAAAATGAAAATGAAAAATGGTGAAACTATGTTCTTGGATGCATCTATTGTGTTAACTTTTGGTAATATCACTAATAGTGGTACTAGTAAAATTAAAGCAACTAAAGACGGTAAAGAAGTTGAATTTGCTGTAAGAACCAAAGTATCTTGTGATAAAAACCACGTTACAGGATTACAAACTAAGAGTGTTGTAATTGCCACTATACATGGTTTTATTGAAGATGATAAAAAAGATATCGATACCTATAAGAAAGCCCACTCTAGCGAATGGAAAAATATTTTAGGTGATGGTAAATTTGATGTTATTGAAGATACTTCAGATTGGGATGAGTCAACGCGTGATATCCCTTTGGGATTAACGGATGAAGAATAGTGATCTACTTAAGCTGCTTGATAACATAAAGCAAGAGGAAACAGTACATTCATTTGACCAAAATAGTAGAGTACTATTAATAGATGGTTTAAATCTATTTTTTAGAAACTTTGCTATGATCAATTATGTAAACCAAACTGGAGTACATATTGGTGGATTAGGAGGATTTCTTCGCTCACTAGGTTCTTTAATTAAATTAAACCAACCAACCTCAGTTTACGTAGTATTCGACGGAATGGGTTCTTCTCTTAACAGGAAGAACCTACTTCCTGAGTACAAATCAAATCGTAACATTGCTCGAATTACAAATTGGGACATATTTGATAGTTTAGAGGAAGAAAATGATGCTAAAATTGACCAAATATCTAGATTAATACATTATTTACGTTGTTTACCTGTTAATATAATTTCATTAGATAAGGCCGAAGCCGACGATGTTATTGCTTATTTAGCTACTCATTATCACAATTTAAGCAAATCTAAAGTAGTAATTGTATCTAGCGATAAAGATTTTATACAATTAGTAAATGAAAATATTACTGTATACCGTCCAACTGAAAAAGAGTTTTATACCCCTGATACTGTAAAAGAAAAATTTGGAATATTACCATCTAATTTTATCATTTATAAAACATTATTAGGAGATAAATCTGACCAAGTCCAGGGCATTAAAGGTCTAGGTGAAAAAGGATTACTCAAAAAATTCCCAGAATTAATTGATAATACTCTATCATTAAATGATATCCTTAACATTAGTGCTGAAAAGTATAAAGAACACATTGTATATTCCCGAATAGTGTTTGAGGAAAATAATTTACGCATTAATTATAAGCTAATGGATTTACAAAATCCTTTGGTAGATGAAAGTCAGATTCGTATACTCAAGGAAGCAATTGATAAACAAGTACCCTCTTTAGACATTCCCTCATTTACCCATTTATGTAATGAGGATGGTTTGGGAAATATCTTAAAAAACATCAGTTACTGGTTACCAGAAAATTTTAAAGTATTAAATAGTTTTAGAAAGTAAGTTATGACATTAGGAAGTTTAGCACAGTATGGGACAGGATTCCAAACCAAAGTAATTGCCTGTTTATTGAATGATAAAAAATTCTTACAGACAATACATGATATTTTATCCGATGAATATTTTGATAACTCATCACACAAATGGTTAATTCAACAAACCTTAAAATATTATCAAGAATATCACACAGTCCCTAGCCTTGAATATTTCCAGGTTGAAGTAAAAAAGATTGAAAATGAAATTTTAAAAGTTTCATTAGTTGAACAACTAAGAGAATGTTATAGAACATTTGAGGCTGCTGAGGATATTGAATATGTTGAAAAAGAATTTGCTACTTTTTGTAAAAACCAACAATTAAAAAATGCGTTATTTTCAAGTGTAGAGATGCTGAACATGGGGGACTATGACTCCATTCGTTTCCTCATTGATAGCGCGTTAAAAGCGGGTCAAGACAAAAATATTGGCCACGAGTATGTCAAAGATATCGAGTCACGTTACCGAAACGAACACCGCAGTGTTATTCCAACTCCTTTTGAACGATTTAATGAACTATTACAAAATGGTTTAGGTAATGGCGACTTAGGAATCGTATTTGGCTCACCAGGTGGTGGTAAATCTTGGTGCCTTATTGCTATGGGTGCACACGCTGTTGAATTAGGATTTAATGTTGTTCACTATACCTTAGAATTAGGTGAAGGTTATGTTGGTAAACGATATGATGCCTACTTCTCAGGAGTCAGTGTAGCTGAAGTACATAACCACAGAGATCAAGTACAAACTGCTATAGATGCTTTACCAGGTAAATTAATTATTAAAGAATACGCGCCTAGAAAAGCATCAATTTCTACAATAGAATCACATATCCAGAAGTGCTCTGACACTGATATGAAGCCAGATTTAGTTATTATTGACTATGTTGATCTTCTTTCATCTTTTCGCAAAAATAAAGAACGGAAAGATGAGATAGATGATATTTATATCAGTACTAAAAGTCTTGCCCGACAACTTAATATCCCTGTTTGGACTGCCTCACAAGTAAACCGAGCTGGTGCAAAAGATGATATTATTGAAGGCGATAAAGCGGCCGGCTCATATGATAAACTTATGATTGCTGATGTTGCTATATCCTTATCACGTAAACGGCAAGATAAAGTTAGTGGACTAGGAAGATTTCACATTATGAAAAACAGATATGGCATGGATGGTTTAACATTCAATACAAAAATTGATACTACTACAGGACATTTTGATATATTAGGTGAAAACTTTGAAGAAGATGAACCTCAACAAAAACAAAGTGCCTATTCTAACCAAATTGACTCCGTTGATAAGTCTATGTTATCACAAAGATTTTTTGAACTTAACCCTACAAATTATTAAAAACTATGAATATCGAACAAAATATCTTGTCGGATGTAACCGTGTACCTTAAGTACGCTAAATACGTCCCTGAAAAAAATCGACGTGAAACATGGGAAGAACTCGTTACACGCAATAAAACAATGCATTTGGATAAATTTCCAAATTTAGCTGAAGAAATTGAAGCTGCATACAAGTATGTGTATGAGAAAAAAGTATTACCTTCAATGCGCTCAATGCAATTTGCAGGTAAACCTATTTCCATTAACAACTCTCGTATCTTTAACTGCTCTTACTTACCAATTGATGACCATAGGGCATTCTCTGAAATTATGTTCCTATTACTTTCAGGTTGTGGAGTAGGATACTCAGTACAAACTCACCACGTTGAACAATTACCCGAAATTAGAAAACCTTTAAAATCAAAGCGTTATTTAGTAGGTGATTCTATTGAAGGATGGGCTGATGCTGTTCGTATGTTAACTAAAGCTTATTTTGGTTACACCACAACCGCCCCATTATTTGACTTCCGTGATATCCGCCCTAAAGGTGCATCATTAATTACAGTTGGAGGTAAAGCACCAGGTCCTGAGCCATTGAAAATTGCTTTAGTACATATGCAAGCGATTTTAGACCGTAAAAACGATGGTGAAAGATTAACAACTTTAGAATGTCACGACATTATTTGCCATTTAGCAGATGCTGTGTTGTCCGGAGGTATTCGTAGGGCGGCTTTGATCGCATTGTTTAATTTACACGATGAGGATATGCTAACTTGTAAATTCGGCAACTGGTGGGAACATAACCCACAACGTGGTCGTTCTAATAACTCAGCAGTGTTGCTTCGTAACAAAATTGATAAAGACACATTCTTCGGACTGTGGAAAAAAATTGAGGCCTCTAATAGTGGTGAACCTGGTTTCTTGTTTACAAACGATAAAGATGCTGGAACAAACCCTTGTGCTGAAATTAATTTAAAAGCTAATCAATTCTGTAACCTATGTGAAATTAATGCTTCAGACATTGAAACACAAGAGGAATACAATGCACGATCTAAAGCAGCAGCGTTTATTGGCACACTACAAGCCTCTTATACTGATTTCCATTACTTAAGAGATATTTGGAAAAAAACAACCGAAAAAGAAGCATTATTAGGTATTGGAATGACAGGCATTGCATCAGGTGCTGTATTTAAATTAAATATGAAAGAAGCAGCTAAAGCCGCTTGTGATGAAAATGAAAGAGTAGCAGCTATTTTAGGTATTAACAAAGCAGCTCGTGTAACTACAGTTAAACCATCAGGTACTACATCATTAGTACTAGGTACTAGCTCAGGTATCCATGCTTGGCACGATGATTTTTACATGCGTCGAATCCGTTTAGGAAAAAATGAGGCGTTATACTCATACTTATCTGTTTACCACCCTGAAATGTTAGAGGATGATGTATTTAAACCTACATTACAATCAGTATTATCTATTCCTCAGCGTTCTCCAGAAGGTTCAATCACTCGCAGTGAATCAGCTATGGACTTATTAGAGCGTATTAAAACAATTAATAAAAATTGGATTAAACCAGGCCATAGAAAAGGAAATAATATGCATAACGTATCAGCTACAGTAACTATTAAAAAAGATGAATGGGCTGGGGTTGGAGATTGGCTATATGACAATAAAGAATACTTTACAGCATTATCATTCTTACCTGAGGACTTAGGTACTTATGTTCAAGCTCCTTTTGAGACTATTACTGAAGAACAGTTTAACGAGGCTATTAAACCACTACATTTGTTAGACTTGTCAAAAGTAGTTGAAATTAGTGATAACACAGCATTAATGGACCAAGCAGCTTGTGCCGGAGGTGCGTGCGAAATAATTTAAATTAATCAAAAAATAAAAGAAGGGCTTGGTTTTACAAGCCCTCTTTTGTATATTTATGTAGAAGATAATATGTCGTTTATTAAGAAATCACACGAAACCCCATTATGCTTGCTCGAAGATAGTAAGCAGTTCAATGATTATGATTACTGTTTGCCTCATTTATTAGACAAGGAACCGGAGTATGAGAATTACTTCCGTCGTGCTAAAGAAGAAGGCCGTTACATTATTATGGACAACTCGCTCCATGAATTAGGTGAGGCATACGATTGGGAAAGATTAATATATTGGATTAATGAACTTAAACCCAATGAATTTATTGTTCCTGATGTTTGGGAAAATGCTAATTTATCTATTGCTAATGCCGAAAAATGGATTCATATGAAAGATTGGCCTGAGGAAGTAATGAGAGTAGCAGTTGTTCAAGGTTTAGGATTGCACGATTTAATTCGTTGTTATGAATCATACAAACTTTTAGGATACAAGAAAATTGCATTTCCATATGGATTAACGTTTTATGCTAAGTATGTAAAACATCCTAATGTAGATATGGCTAAAATGTTAGGTAGAATTTCTATTGTTACTCATTTCCACAATGTAAAAATAATTTCTCAAGGTGATAAGATCCACTTATTAGGATGTTGCTTGCCTCAAGAATTTTTATATTATCAAGGATTTACATTTGTGGATACAATTGACACCTCAAATCCTATCATTGCAACTATTGAGGGTACTAAATACAAAGAATATGGTTTGATTACTAAACCTAAAACTCGAATTGATGATGTAATATACATTGAACCCGAAAAAATCGATTACCAATTATTAACATATAACCTAGAATATTTTAATAAACTTAATAAATTTTAAGTTGGAGGATTAAAAAATCTTTTGTATGTTATAGTTATGGAAAAATTTCTATCACTTTACGACTACCTAAAGAAACCAGCAGGTAGAGAATTAGGAATCCAAGTGAGCACAGCCGCTCAACATGACGAAATTCCAATTAAAACTAAAGAAATAAACAACTCTATATATTCTGGACCAATCCAGATGTACCCTGAAAGTTGGTTAGATGCTTATTTTAATAAGGGAGCAACATCTCCTACAGAAATCCTTTACAATGAACCAGACGACTTACCTTTTTAAATTATGGAAAAAATAGATATTAATCCCGCTTGGGAGGCGGAAATTAAAAAAGTATTAGATGCTATTTGGGAAAATCGTTTTCGAATGAGCTTAAATAATTTAGAAAAGTTACGTAAATTAGCAAATAAAACAAAACTATGACAAAACAAGCAGTATTATCCTTAAGTGGAGGGATGGATAGTTCCACTTTATTATTACATTTATTAGCTAATGGCTATGAAGTAACATGTTTGTCCTTTGATTATGGACAAAAACACAACATTGAATTAGAACGTGCTAAAGAATTAGTAAAGTATTTAAATGCTCATTCTCGTTATGAGGATGAACAGTACTATACTAAGGTAAAACACCAAACCATTACATTAAAAGGATTAGACAAATTACTCAATTCAGCCTTAGTAAAAGGTGGAGCTGATGTTCCTGAAGGGCATTATGCTGAGGACAATATGAAAGCAACTGTAGTTCCTAATCGTAATAAAATCTTTAGTTCACTTATTCAAGCCGTTGCTTTATCAATTACTGAACAAACAGGAGAGATGTGTGCTATTGCTATGGGAATCCATGCTGGCGACCATGCTATTTATCCGGATTGTAGAGAGGAATTTAGAGATGCTGATTTTAAAGCTTTTAGATTAGGTAACTGGGGTGCAGATAAAGTATTCTTGTACACACCTTATTTAGAGGGAGACAAATTTAGCATTTTAAAAGATGGAGAACACTGTTGTACTTATCTTCATTTAAATTTTGATAAGGTATATGCTAAAACAAATACATCATATAAACCTATGACTCATGTTGTTTTTGACATTTATGGTAACCCCTCAGAAGAATGGTTTTCAGATTACAAATCAGCATCAAGTGTTGAGCGAGTAGAGGCATTTATTAAATTAGGAAGAAAAGACCCAGTTCAATATGCTGATGAATTTGGCCCTGTAACTTGGGAATATGTAAAAGAGTTCGTATCTTCGGTTTTAGAAAATTATGAGGACGCCAAAACGACCAACATTTGAACGTAAAGAATATATTATTGTGAACCAAGAAGGGGAAGCATACATCGGAATGATGTATGGTTCCCTGTTTTGGTCACACAATTGGAAAGAAGCTAAGGTTTTATATAAAGAACATACATCACGAATCTTAGAACATTACCCTAAAACTGAAATTATAGAACTATGAACCATCCTAACCCTAAAAAACACCAACAAATTAGCTTTATTAAATCCGCTATTCGTATCTTAGGATATGCTTTTTTATTTTTTGATATTGAGGTAGCAGCTATTACTCTAATCTTTAGTGAGACTATTGGTATTTATGAGGAACTAGTATGAAAAGCTTAATATATTTCTCCGCAGTGTGGTGCCAACCGTGTAAAACCCTATCTCCTATCATGGAACAAGTAGGTAAACAAGTACCAGTAATAAAAGTAGATGTTGATACTCAAAAACAGTATACAACAGATTTTGAAGTAAGAAGCGTTCCTACAGTAATTCTTGTGGAGAATGGAAAAGAAGTTCGTAGATTTACAGGAGTTAAATCATTAAATGAGATTATAAATTTTTATAAATAATATGAGTAAACATATATCAACAAAAGTTTTTGACGGATTTAGTTGCGTATTCCGTCAATGGAAAGCAGAAGGTACACATTGTAGATTCCTTCATGGCTATGGAGTAAGCTTTAAAGTATGGTTCGAAGGTGAACTTGATGAACGTAATTGGGTTTGGGATTTTGGAGGCATGAAACGCGCTAAAGGAACTATCGATGATATGAATCCTAAAGAATGGATGGACTATATGTTTGACCATACTTTAATTGTGGCTGAAGATGACCCATACTTAGCTGGATGGAAAGCTATGGGCGATCATGGATTAGCTCAGGTACGAGTAATACCAGCCGTTGGTGCTGAGCAATTTGCTAAATTTGTATATGAAAAACTTAATGTTTTTATTAACGAAGAAACTAATGGGCGCGTTAGAGTAGCCCAAGTTGAGTTTATGGAACATGGAAAAAACAGTGCCCTTTACAAAGGATAATAATGGAAAAAGAATATAAAAAACCAGGTCGTATTCACGACTATAATAAAAAATTACCTGTACTTGAAATCTACCGTTGCATACAGTCAGAAGGTT